GAGTAATGACCACAAACACAGATGCTACAATTAGCTCATGTATATTTTTTATAACATCTTATGCAAGAGCATATGCTATAAGGAGAATTTTCAATGTATTCTAAAACATTACAACTAAGCAAAACAAAAAAAGTAAATCTAAAAAAGATAACAAAATTAGAACGTAGATTATATTCAGATTTTATCCGTGAGAAGTGTAAAGGAATATGCCAAATACCTTGGTGCAATAATAACGCCCAAGACATGGCACACAAAGACAGAGCATATAAGCGTGATGATAGATACCAAGCTATGATTTGTCGTGCTTGTCATACAATAGCAGATAGTCCATCACCGAAACAAATAGATTTAAGTTCAAAAACAAACCTTGCACTAAGTGCAGTGTGTAAACGAAACTGGAAGGATTATACATCATGAATAGAGAAGAATCAGAAGAATACATAAGTCAACGTATAGTAGATGGACATATCACAGATTTTTTTGAAATGGTAGATATGATTTTTGACGATATAGAAACTAGAACGTGTGAAAATTGTAAATACTACAATTATTTCAATGAGTCAAGTGGTTTGTGTGAGAATAAAAAGTTGCTAGAACTTGCGGTACATAAAGAATTTGGGTGTATTAATTTTAAAAGGGCAAAAACAAATGAGTAAAACAACCCCAACAGAAGCAGAAGAACAAAAAACACTGGTGCAATGGCTAAGGGCTAAAAACATGTTCCACTTTGCACCCATGAACGAGAACAACGCTCACAAGCAAAACCGAAAATATGCTATGATAGCAGAAGTCAAGGCTAAAGCTATGGGTAAAGTAAAAGGTGTTAGTGACATAATAGTTATGCTACCAAATAAAATACTCTTTATAGAGCTTAAGCGACAAAAGAAACACCTAAAAAGTGGTGGACTAAGCATTACTCACACCAAAGTATCAAAAGAGCAGTACGAGTTTATGACACACGCAAACAAATTTGGATATGCAGAAGCTACTATCTGCTATGGTGCTAAAGAGGCTATAGAGTTTATACAAAATAATGCATAATTACAAAAGGGCTAAAAATGGAAACCACTATCACCACGATAGAAAATGACAATCAGACCCTTAGTAAAACACTTGATAAAATAAGAGAGTACACAGAGGCAGGAATTATCCTAAACCATATGTATTTATTTGATGTTTTACAACAAAAACTAAACAAAACTGATAAAAATTGTTAGTTTTTGGTATAATTTAGTTAAAAAGGGCTTGTTTTGACTGATAAACGTGAGGCTTTTTGTCAATATTATAATATTCATGGGAACGCAACAAAAGCAGCACTTGAAGCAGGGTATAGCAAAAATACTGCTTACTCATCAGGGCATAGGCTGTTGAAGAAAGATGAAATCAAGAAGCGTTTATCTGAATTAGCTGAGGAAAGAAGCCTTTTAGCAAAAGTAACAATTAAAGAGATAATAGAAGAGTATGCTCGTATAGCTTTTTCAGACATTAAAGAAATATACAACGATAATGGAGAGCTCAAAAGTGTTAAAGAGTTAGACAGTGATACATCAAGAGCTATCTCATCTATTAAGACACGCAAGGTAACAGATGGTGATGGTGAGGTGTCTTATATAGAAGAGTACAAATTTTATGATAAACAAAAAGCACTCGAAAAATTAAAAGATTATATTGGCAACCCTACAGAAGAAGCACCGACAGAACAAGAAGAAGACTATACACGAATAAATATTAAGATAGTCTAATGGATATAACACTTCTTAAAGCACAAGCAAATTTTATAATGTCAAAAGCACCTTACCCTGCGATAATAGGTGGATTAGGCAGTGGCAAATCAGAGGGTGCGTTAATGCGAATACTCGTAATGATGCTAGAGGACAAACAAGCAAACTTCTTTTATGGTATGCCAACATATGACCTGTTAGACCTTAGAGCGATACCAGGCATGGAAGCAATATTAGAGCGTCATGGATTACAATACACCACAAACGCATCAAAGAAGACAATATCAGTAAAAGGGTATGGTAAGATAATTTTTAGAAGTTACGATAACCCTAAGCGTATTGTAGCCTTTGAAGTAGCTCATGCCATTGTGGATGAAATAGACACACTTGACAAGGTAAAGGCTGAACACGTTTGGAGAAAGATTACTGAACGTGTAAGACAAAAGACCCCGTTCATGGTAGCAACTCGTAAACAAAATACGATAGGTTGTGTAACTACGCCGGACCAAGGATATAATGGTCTAGTCTATGATAAATGGGTGAAAAATAAAACAGACAATCATGAGTTAATCAAAGCCTCTACATATAATAATAAATTCCTTCCTCATAACTATATAGACCAAATAAAAGAAAATTACGACCCTAAGATGGCAGAGTTATACCTCAACGGGGAGTTTGTATCTCTAAATGAGAATAAGCAGTTCTGGGCGTTTGATAGAGCAAAACACCACAGCGATGAGGTGCTTCATGAAAATACTTCGCTTATTTATATATCTATAGATTTTAACGTAGGTGGTACTGTAACAGTGATATGGAAAAGAGTTGGAGATATACTCATAGCAGTAAACGAGATAGTGGGACAGAACACACAAGATGTTATCGCTAAAATAGATGTAGCATACCCACACGCTCAAAAAGTAGGATACCCAGACGCAAGTGGCAGAAGTCAGAGTGCAAATGCAGATTTAAGCAGTATAGCATTGTTAGAGCAAGCAGGGTGGAGGATAGACGCACCCAGTGCTAACCCAAGCATAAGAGAGTCTATCAATAGTGTAAATAATAGGTTAAGCAAAGGGAAAATACTTATAAACACAATGACATGCTCTCTATTAGCTGAAGCTTTAGAAAGATTAGGATATAAAAATGGTAAACCTGAAAAGCATGAAGAACACCCAAGCATTGATGATTTTGGAGATAACATTCGCTATATCGTACATAGGCTATATCCTACTCAAAGAGTAAGTTACACCGTTGGGATGAGTGGTACTTGATACTCCACCACTTGAAAGATGTGGTTTTGCCCCAAAAAAGATAACAGACTACATAGCACACTTCAATCAATTAAGTTTATGATATAATAAAAAATCATAAATATTATTGAGGTTAAAAATGCCAATATCTGATAAACACCCACTTTTAAACAAACAAATAAAAAAAGCTAAAATTACAAGCGATGTATTAGAAGATAATGTTACTCATTATGTGCCTAAGCTTAGCGAACAGACCACAGAAGAGTTTAAGGCTTATGTTGGTAGACCAGTGCTTCATAATTTCACAAGCAGAGTACTGCAAGGGCTTAGCGGTTTAGTATTTGGAAAAGATATAAAAATAGATGTATCACCTACTTTAGAAAATATGCTACAAGACATATCACTATCTAATACTACTATTACAGATTTAGCAGGAGATTTATTCACAGAAGTAATGACCAAAGGCAGGGTTGGGCTGTTAGTTGACATGGCATACGCTAAAGAGGGACTAACCAAAGCAGAGGCAGAGTCACAAAACCTTAGACCTTATGTGTCTAAATACACACACAGCTCTATTATAAATTGGAAATACTCAAATATAAACAATGAAATAAAATTAACTTTGGTCGTATTAGAAGAAAGCAGATTAATAAATAACGGTGATGAATTCTCACATGACAGCGAAGTTGTATATCGTGTCTTGAGATTAGTTGACGGCATTTATACAGTGGATTTATATGATGAAGAAGGTAAGGTTTTGCAGGATACAATTACCCCCTATATAAGAGGTAAAACGATGGACTTTATCCCGTTTATTTCTATCACCACTGAGTTTTTATCCTTATCCCCTGAGAAGCCACCAATGTATGATATAGCTAGTTTAAATCTAGCATATTTTAAAATAGATGTAGATTATTATCATGGTATGCACTTTACTGCACTACCAACACCATATGGTGCTGGGACAAATATAGACAAGAACGAAAAGGTTAAGGTAGGTTCTACATCATTCATGATGTTCTCAGACCCTCAAGCAAAACTAAGCTATTTGGAATTTAGTGGTGATGGGTTAGGAACACATGAGAGAGAAAAAGAGAATTTATTTAATTCTATTGTCGCATTAAGTGGTACTTTATTAAAGAATGACCAAGGAAGAGAGTCAGAGAACACTGTAAGAATGAGAAACAAGAGTCAATATGCCTCTTTATCCTCAACAGCAAATACAATATCAAGAGGCATAACGAAAGCTTTAGAGTATATGGAAATGTGGACAGGGGGTACTCAAAAAGTAGAGTTTAAACTCAATACAGACTTCACAGACATTACAGCAGATGCACAAACTATTACGGCTACAGTAAACGCATGGTTAAGTGGGTCGCTATCTGATAGAGAAGTATTTGATAAGTTTAAGCAAGATGGTGTAATTATAAATCAAAACAAGACTTATGATGAACACTTAGAAGAGATTGAAGTAAATAAAATAGATGTCATTCAATAAAAACTTTCACGATTTAATCATAGTTAGACAATTACTATTAAATCGTGTATCTAATCATATCAGCTCAAAAGTTGAGAAAGCATATCTCGATGTAATTAACGGTATCATGCAGAAAATTAAACAGCATGATAATATCTCACAATCAAAAATAAAAACAATATTGAAAGATATTTCAAAAGTAATTAATCCAAATTTAGATTTTATGAGTAAAGAATTAACAGAACTTGCAAACAAAGAGGTGTTATTTATCCAAGATAAATCAAAAGCAATAGCAGGTTATGAGATATTCGCTATAGTGCCATCGAGAAAAGTCATAGATAGGATTTACAACACTTCATTAATGGCAACAGGAGATAGGGCTTATACTGTAAAAGATTGGTTTAAGGGAATAGATAAAAATCTGTTATCAAAAGTAGACGGTGCGGTGAAACTTGGGATGATGCAAGGTGAAACAGGTAACGAAATAGCAAAGCGTATTAAAGAGCAGGGCATTAAAACAGTAAGAGACGCTAAATCAATAGCCACTACTTCTGTAAGTCATATAGCACATAACGCACGTGAAGCCATATATAATGAGAATAGTGATGTTATCAAAGGCTGGCAGAGTCAAGCTACATTAGACAATAGAACATCTTTTTTATGTGCAAATTATGACGGTGCAGAGTATGACTTTATTACTCACAAAGGGATAAATAAAAAAGGTCGCATGTTTAAATATTTCCCTCCACCAAGACACCCGCATTGCAGAAGTGTTCATCTTATAATTACTAAGTCATATAAAGAGCTTGGATTAAATATTGATGAAATAAGCGATTTAACACGGTCAAGTATGGACGGTGAAGTACCTAAAAATATGAACTTTGAAGAGTGGATAAGCACAAAGTCAGACAAACAGATACGAAGATATTTAGGTAAGGGCAGATATGAGCTATACAAAGATAAAAAGATTACACTTTCTGATTTAGTAAATCAAAGAGGTAGGGTATTGAGGATTGATGAGTTATAGATAGTAATCCTTTTTTAGTTTGATAATAGAACTATACATAATAAATAAAACTTAACAACTCTAAGTTTTTAATAAATTAAATTTATGATATAATATTTTAACACTTTTGAGAGGTGCAAATAATCCTGAGGATAAACACATGGCAAAAACAGTAGAAGAGTTAGAAGCTGAGCTTTTAGAATTAGGCAAATCAAATGATGCATTGGCAAACAAGAATAAAGAAATACTTGATGAGTTGAAAAAAGAGAGACGTACAAAAAACGAAAACTCTGGTGACTTACAAAAGTATTATGAACTTCAAGACAAGTATGATGCACTTAAAGATGAGAAAACTAAGCTCGAACATGAACACGGAAAAGCATTAAAGCAGGTAGAGAAATTTGCAGCAGATAATGAAACCTTAAACGGAACACTTACACGACTTATTAAAGATGATGGGATTACTAATCAACTTGCAAAAATAGGTGTAAAACCTGAATACATGGAAGCTACAAAAGCACTTCTTAGGGATAAGGTAGATGTAGTCGAAAACAAAGCAGTTGTAGGTGATAAAGGGTTAGAAGAGTTTATGAAAGAGTGGTCAACTACTGACGGAAAAGCATTTATCGCAGAACCTGCAAACGGTGGTGGTGGTGCGAACGGTGGCAACGGCTTAAATGGTGGTGCACAAAAAGAGCCTGAAAAAGGGTCTAAAGAGTGGGCTACCTGGAAAGCTGAACAATTAATAAATAAGGAACAATAATGGCAATTTCAAATATGGCTGTTTTTAACAGCGACTTAAGAACTCTTACTGTAGAGCTACTACAACAAAATCTAAATGCTTTTAATGGAAGCACAAACGGAGCAATTCAAATTTCAGCAGATGGGTTTGGTGGTGATTTTTTTGAAAAATCATTTACAAAAGCTCTTGATTCTGCACAACGCAGAGTAGATAGATATGGTGCAAATTCAGCAGTTACAGCAATAGACCTACAAGACGGCGTATCACGTTCTGTAAAAATCGCAGGTGGTTTCGGGCCGGTAAGAATTGAGCCGTCTCAATATACATGGATGGAGGATAATCCAGCAAGAGGCATGTCTGCAATCGCGACAGCAATGGCTAATGCAATGTTAGCAGATTTTTTAAATACAGCTTTATTATCAGCAGTTGCTGCAATAGGTAATAATATAGACGCAACACTAACATCAGCACTTAACTTATCATCAATCAACACAACAGATGGTCTGTTTGGAGATGCTAGAGATAGATTATCTGTTAGAGTTATGGACGGTGCAACTGCGACTAAGATTATCGGAGACAATATCGCAAATGCAAACAGACTATTTACTGCTGGCAATGTTACAGTACTTGATGTATTAGGTAAAAACGTAGTGGTAACTGACTCACCATCTCTAAGAGTACTTGGTAAAGCTCGTGTTCTTACTCTTGTCAACGGTGGAGTAATGATAGGTAACACAAGAGACCTAATCACCAACGTGTCCCCTATGACAAATGGGAATGAAAGAATAGAACAGACTTACCAAGCTGATTACTCATTTACTCTTGAACTTGCTGGGTATAGTTGGGATGACACAACCGGTGGAAAATCTCCAATAGATGCAGATTTAGGCACAGGTACAAACTGGGTAAAAAATTACACAGATGTTAAAATGACAGCAGGTACACTGCTTATTGAACTTTAAGGAGTTATAAATGGACAATATATGGTATGTAGAATTTCCTACTTTTCAATACAAAGAAGATGTTAAAGAACTTGCACGCATTAACAACTTAAAGGTTATTGATGCACGTTTTCAAGGCAAAGACGCACAACACGAGGACGCTCCAAAACTGACTAAAAAAGCAAAGCCTAAAATGGATAAATAGTGTCATTTATAACAGAAGACGGTACAGGACTACTTAACGCTAATTCAATGGTTACAGTAGTAGAGTTTGATGAGTATTTTACAGATAGAGGCAATACAGATATGACGTCACTAACACTAGAAGAGAAACAATCTCTTTTAGTTAAAGGTGCTGATTATCTAAACTTGTCCTATGTGTGGGAAAACGAAAAACTAAGCCCTGAACAGTCTATGCCATTTCCTAGAACCGTATTCGGACTACCACAGGCAATAAAAAGAGCTAACATAATCCTAGCTTCAAAAGCAAATGATGATGATTTAATCGCAGATGCTGAAAGAAGAGTTAAAAAAGAGAAAGTTAGTTCACTGGAAATTGTATATGATGAGAACGATACAAGCAATGGGACTACATTTACAGAGGTCGAGCTTTTAGTAAAACCTTATACAAAAGTGAATAGTTATGACAGTGATATATTTCATAGGGTAACAAGAGCATGAGCGGTGCTTTAGATAAAAAGATGCGTAACCTGGCTGATAAGCTTTTAAAAAAGTTTGGTAAGCAAGGTGAAGTAGTAAGAGGCGGTGGAACTGCTGAATTAAATGACTTAGGTCAATTAGTAAACGTAGGCACACCATCAAATACTAAAGTAACTTTTTATATTGATAGCGATAAAACCACAACGTATAGAAGCAACAACACCATAGAGCATAACGAAAGCATAGCCTTAATATCTGCAAAACAGATAGACGTACTTCAAGGGGACATTCTAAAAAGCACATCAGGTGGATATGACATAGATGCTGAGGTTGTGAGGTTTATTTCTGTATGGAGTGGTGAAAAAGTAGCATTGTATGAAGCGGTGGTAGTGGTATGAGTTTTACTTTAGATTTGTCTAAATTTGCAAACTTAACAGAAAGCAAAATGAAGCAAGTCATAACTAAGACAGGTATTGATTTAGGTCAATCAATCATATCTGATACACCCGTAGATAGTGGACGGTTAAAAGGCAACTGGCAACCTGATATAAACGCATATGATGAAACTACAACAGAAACGACAGATAAAAGCGGTGGTGCTACATTAGCACGAGTGGCTACAAGGTTTAATGGGTACAAAACAGGAGATACACTTACATTAAGTAACAATCTACCTTATGCATACCATATAGAATTTTTAGGACATTCAAAAATAAAGGCACCTAAGGGAATGGTTAGACTTAACGTCTTGAAGTTTCAACAATTTGTCAATAAAAATGCAAGGTTAGCAAATGGTTAATATTAGAGCTGCACTTACTAAACATTTAAAATTGATAAGCAACAACATAGAAACAAGTTACGAAGGTGTTAAATATACGCCTAAAAGTGGTACGCCTTACCAAGACGTAGGCTTACTTACTGGGAGTAGTGACACATTCGGTATGGGCACGATAGAAGTTGGTAGCGGTATCTTCCAAGTAGGGTTGTATTACCCAAGCCACAAAGGCACTTTTGATATAGAAACCAAAGCAAATGAAATTAAAACCCATTTTAAAAGAGGTACTAAGTTGATTTTTGACGGTACTTGCGTAGAGATAACGCAAGTACCAGATGTTAGGAACTTGGGAACGATAAACGACAGGATTATTAGAGTCGTATCAATTTATTACAAAACAGGAGAATAAAATGGCATGTACATTAGACACACTTTCAGGTGTTAAATTAGAAATCGGAACAGCACTACCAGTAGCGAATTGTGACACAGTAGTGACTATTGCTGAACTTGCAGCAGTACCAGACTACATCCCGGCAGGAGCATTTAACAGTGTCGGATTTAAAGACCAAGGGTGGGGGACAATTGACATAAAACCAGTCGGCGGCGGGCAAAAAACAATTAAAACATCGCTGAATCCTGGTATTTTTGAGGGTGAGATGTTTTGGGCTGTGGGTGAAGCAGGGATGGCACTTATTGAAAGTGCCTATGTGTCAGACTCTTTAGAGTTGGCGCTTAAACTTACATATCCAAATACTGAAATCACATATGCACAAGGTATTGTTACTAGACTAACAGAGCCTAGTGGGTCGGAAGATACACTTCTAACTAGAGGTCTAACCATTACGTTAAATCATAAGCCTGAAGCGTAGAAAATTGGGGGCTTGTGCCCTCGGTTACATTGTATAGGGGGTTTGTTTGTCTTTGTGTCGAACCCCTCCTATAGAGTGTAATAACTCATAAAACACAAAGGAAACACACATGACAAAAGATAAAATGATTGACTTATCAGA